GCCTCGACAGACCAACGGTGTGACGAGATTCGGTGAGGTGTCCGAGAGGCTTAAGGAGCACGCCTGGAAAGTGTGTATACAAGAAATTGTATCGAGGGTTCGAATCCCTCCCTCACCGCCATATTAGCTACAACGCAAACCCTTGATATTCCTAGCGAATGTCAGGGGTTTTGTGGTTTCTGGGGGTCAAAAAAAGTCCCATGGGACGCTCCATGGGACAGATATGGGACAGGGACTAGATTTTGAGCGCGTGCTCGAGCATGCCGATGACGTCCGGGCCGTCCTCGTTAATCCAGGTGCCATAGTGCTTGCGGATCATGTTTCCGTTGGTGTGGCCCATCTGCTCGGCGATCCAGTCGATCGAAGCGACCCCGCTACTCAGCAGTTGGCTGGCGTAGGTGTGCCGGCACTGACCTGGCCCACGGTAACGAACGCCGGCATGCGCCAAGTGGGTTTTGAAAAACCGATCACGGATGGTGAAATCGCTGACATGGGGTTCACCGCTCGAGGTGTTGAGAAACACGAAGTGCAATTTGTGCTGACGAACCGTCCGATTGTCCCGCTCAACGATGTCAACCGTGCGGGGCTTACCACCCTTCGTCAATACCTTGAGCTTTTCCAGGGCATCGAGCGCTGGGCCCAATAGACGAACCCTTCTGTGCGACCGGCGAGTTTTAGTCACCCGGTACGCTCCACGGACCTTCGACCGGCGGAACGTCACCATGCCCCCCTCAAGGTCAATATCCTCCCAAGCCAAAGCAATGGTTTCAGAAACTCGTGAACCTGACCAAATCATGAATTGCACCATCAGCAACTCATAGATCCGACTGGTCGGCGTCGCCAGGATCTGAGCGATCTCTGCACGGGTGAACGGGTCTGGTAGCGCCGGATCGGGAAGACGGACGTGTAAGCCCTCCGTCGGATCATGGGCCACCTTCTTTCGCGTTCGGTACAGTTTGAACACCTGGCGAACATTACTGACGATGTCACGGATGGTTTTGTTATTGAGCCTGGCCGACAGCGTGACCTGAACCCATGTTTGAAGATCCAGATGGTCAATTTGCTCGATCTGCTCTGCACCCCACCTTGGCCGCACATGCACTTCGGCCTTGTTCGCATAGCCACGATAGGTTGATGCCGCAACGTTGTTCTTCTGGATTTTCAGCCATAAATCGAGGTAGTGCCCGAACGTGCTGTCGACCAGTTTGGGAGAGTTGGGGAAGTGCCGCGAATAGTCAAAAGTGCCGGCCTGTATCTCGTAGTCAATGATGTCGACCAGCCTTTGAGCATGAGCCACGTTGGCTGGTGTGTTGCCGCCAGGTAGCGATTCCCGACACCTGACTCCCTCATAGTTGAAGTAAATCCGAACCGAATTACCCCGAGCCTCGACGCCGCTCATGTGAATCTGTCCTTACGCTGCAAAACTGTATCGCGACAGTGTGACGTTCAAAAAAAGAAAGGCCCGTTTTCGGGCCTAGTAATGGGTAACGCGAGTTCTTGTGGACTTGCGTTACTGCTTCTGACGTTGGGATCGCAGATGGGCGTTCATCTCCTGACGGCGCTTGCTGCATTTGCCGTGATCGCCTTGGGCTCTCCATTTACCGCACTGGTCGCACACGCTGGTGTGGTCAATGTTCCAAGGGAAGCGTCTTCCATTCTCAGCCATTGGTCACCTTCCCCACCCGCGCGCGGGAGCTCATTGGTTTGGCCAGCAATTGCGCAACCATCGCGGCATCATCGGCGGTCAGATCGCCAAGCTGGTGCGCCATGGCTGTGAAGGCCTCAAGGCGGATCCGCGTATCTGGAGTTTTCTGGACCTGATATTCGAACAGAGCGGTGCCAACAATGCGGATTGCCTTAAGCCGGCGCTCAGGTACCGCCGCTCGCTGCTCATCTGTTGTGGTAGCCTCCATGTCGCTGCTGCCTGGGGTCATTGCATTCATAGTTCTGCTCCTGGTTGTGGTTGGTGTCGGGGAGGTACGAACTCCTCGACGCCCTTTCTTTCCGGCTCTAGCCGGCGTTCGTTTCGGGGGAAGGTTTTCGCACCAGGTGAATCACCAGGTCCTCCAGATCGATGTTTTCGCGGTTTTCAGAACGCCACTCTAAAACCGCTCGAATTTGTTCCTGGCTACAACTCATAACCAAAATCTCCCTCTCTCCTCGTGACGCTCGCACGTCCAAAATTCCCAGCAGACCTTCAACGGCATAATCATCTGCGTGGACTATTGGCATTCCGTCGCTGGTCTCTTTGAGGCAAGCGATCAGAAAGGGAATAAAGTCTGAGGCGTCATCGGTAAGGGATTCAGTAATCACTTCAACCTGCATCTGGTCACTCCTTTAAGCCTTGAACTGCCAGCAGCTCACCGACTCGGCGGGCGGATTCACCACGTTGTGTTTGCGCTGGATGCTGTTAATGGCGCTGGAGGTGGTCCGGTTGATTTCAATCAGCTTGTGCGAACGGCAATCCCGCAGTAAGTGACGCAACGTGTTGAGGTCAGCCAGCTTCTGACGGTGCTCTGCGGCTGCTTTTGCGAAATGATTGAGATTGATGGCGATAACGTCAGATTTCTTGCTGTGGTTCACCACAGGATCCGTACTGAGCGATTCCAGGTAGTCATAGACCTGCCAGAACTCCACGACCTCTGGCGGATCCATGACGATCGCGGACTGACGCTCATGCGCCATGGCAATAATTTCGAGGCGGGTGCTCTCGACCATCTCCGCAGTGATCGGCAGAACAAGGGTCAGGCAGTCCACCAGGGCAAGCATCATGCTGTGGTTTTTGATGATTCGAGCCGATCCGAGCGTGCGCATGGAGCGCAAGTGTTCGCGGTGTTTTGGGTAAGCCTCGGAGAAACGAGCCATCACCTTTGGTTCCTGGCTGATTGCCTGAACCAAAAAGTTACTGACGTCGTTCATTTCCATCTGATTCAGTGCATCCGCCGCAGCGCTGCTTTCCGGAGTGATCCTTGGCTTGAGGAAGTGCAGCTTCACGATCCTGCTGATGATGGCTTCATGGCCAGTCACCGGGGCGTTCTGGCTGATTACGATCGTCCCGCGAAACTCAGGTTCGTAGGTTTCGTTGGTGTTGTTCTTAACGCCACGCGTGCCAAGCAGGCCACCACCGAAAAAATCCTTGAGTTCATCCCAATCGAAAGACCTGGAGTTGGATGCATCGCTGTTGCGATCGCCCTCGATCAATACCACAGGCATGCCGGCTACCTGACCCATTGAACGGCTTCGCCCCGCAGTGGTGCCTTTGGTTGGGTCGAAGCCCTCGTACTTACGACCGAACAGTTTCCACAGAAACATGATCAGCGTGGTCTTGCCGGCATCAGGCTCGCCCGTTGCTTCCAGGAATGGAAAGCTCTCGTACTGATCGCGGATCTGCTCGGCAAACAACGACCCGAACCAAAACGTCAGAGCGACCAAGCCCTTTTCGCCAAAGCACAGCCAGAGCTTCGCCAGCCAGTCGTCGCGGTATGCATCTTTATTGGCCTTTGGGCTAATTTTCACGTTCTTGACCAGGCACTTCACCCGGCGCTTGCCGAACTCAAAAAAGTCCTCCTTATTGGCCTTGTAGATCACTCCGTTGTGGCTGGCGATGTCGTTAAAAATGTACGCACCGTGGTCCTTGCTGTAGCCGATAAAGTCGACGGTTTCCACGGTCTTGATACCCTCGATCTGCTTCATCGAGATCTGATCGAGATGTTTCTGAGCCCCGAGCCAGATGGCGCTGGAATAAAGCAACCGGGCCTTGAACTCGCTGCTGGACGAGAATTGTTTGAGCGTGAACGTGATTTTCTCGCTCGGCGCATCACCTGGTGGATTGATACGCACGTAATACCAGGCCTCACCGGTTGATTCGCTGACTTGCTTGTACAGCGTCTCGAAGCTGCAGTTGGCCAGCAGCTTCAATGAGCACACGCTGTTCAGGGCCTTCTGTCGGGCGGACTTATCATCGAGCAGCTGGTCGTCGTGGTCCTCGCTGTTGAGCAGCTGGCGTTGCTCTTCATCAAGCTTGTGAAGGTCGAACTTGGCCCAGTACAAGCGATTGGCAAAGTCGAAGCTGAATTCAGAACCTTCTTCTTCCCAGGTGTAGATGAGCATCGCCTTTTCACGGGCTGATTTAGCCAGGAGCAAATCGCCCTGGTGACGCGCAGCCTCCAGATCACGCTGGCGGCGGTGGACGCGCTTTGCCTCATCGTCCTCGAACTGCCAGCGATGCTGATGCAGGTCGTTCCAGTCAACCTTGCGGCCAGCCTGCGGGATTAACGCTGCCTTGCAGGTAAACCCCATTTCAGCCGCTAAGTTTGCCCAACGTGCGGCGTAGGCGCAGGCCTCTGGCTCATTGTCAGGAGCCCATACCAACGTCGGAAGCGAGCCGCCGCGCAACTCAACCAGTTTTTTCAGTGACTGTTCAGGGAAAGCGTTTGACGACATAGCAGCCACTGCAGCAATACCGTTATGGAATAGCGCTATCGCGTCAAAGATGCCTTCGGTGATCCACAGCTCCTTCACCGTCAGTAGGTCCACGCTGGGCGGGCACCACCAGACACCCTTATAGCTTTCACCGGGCTTGAAGCGCGCTTTCTTCTTGCCGAAGCGTTGAGGCTTATCGATCAGGCGTTCCCAGTAGCCCCCTTTCTCCAAAGGGAAGCGGACGGTGGCGCTACCGGCATGAACATCTGCATCGTAGTAGCTTTCCTGGGTGTACCAACCCGCAATTAGGTCGTGGCGAAACCCACGCCCGAACTCCAGATATGCCCGGGCTGTCGCTGTCGGTTCATTGTTTGTGGCAGGCGCGCGCTTGCTCCAGTCGTCGAAAAGATCGCTGTAGATCTCCTTGACCGGCATCGTATGTCTGCATTTTTCGGGACGGCCGCAAACTACGGTCCAGGGCTCGGAAAAGCGCGTATACAAGGTTTTTTGGGTGCAGTTCGGGCAGGTACCGCCACGCATGTAGTCGGTACCGGCGCGATGTTTCAGACCGTAGTCGTGCTCGAGGCGTTTTAGTACATCGTGGCGTAGATCGTCTCTCATGATTGCTTCACTGCGTTGAGGCTGTGGGACAGGGCTGCCATCAGGCGTTTTTGCGCGGCCATTACCGGGACATGGGCGAGAATTGCGCCGTGGCGCAGACCGTCCGCAACGAAGCGAAATTGGTCGGCATACCAGTATTCGTTGAGGCTCAAGCGGTACTGTTCACGCACGGCTGCCAGCAACGCTTCGGCTTCTGCCGGCGGCAGTTGGGTGGTGATGATTACGGCGTTTCCCATCGTGAAACCTCGAATTCGGGCGCAGCTCACCCAAACCCACGGGGTGTGGGG